TTATATAAAGTAGTACCTATTCTATAACCTTCCCATATTTCATTTACCCAATACCATTTAAGAGTTTGTCCTTCTGTTTTTGTATAATCTTCAGTAACTTCTAAAGATTGAGGTTGCCCCATTTCATCTACAAAATCTACAATACCAATCTTCTTTTTACTTTTCCATTCTACATGAAGAACTTCTATTAATCTAGAATAAGCTTTAAAAGGAACTGTTCTATCATAAAGAAAAGGTGATGTAGTTGAAAAAGCTGGACCTTGAATAGCTAAAGTTTCTATTTGATTTATTTCATCCATTGTTAAATCATCATAGAAAATATCTATAATAGAAGAAGGCAACATATACTTTCTTCTTACTACCCAATCTCCATCTTCAATAAACTGTAAATCAGGATCTTTATCATAATCAATATCTAAAGGATTTACAACTTCTAAAAATACTTCATTATGTTCAATTCCTTTTTTACTATATACTTCACCAGTTGCCATCCAATCAAACCAAGCAACATCAAATACTTCATCTAATTTATTATATTGACTAATAAAATTAATAGCATGTTGACCGTTAATAGCTCTTTTATCTCTATAACTAGATTCAAATTGTTCTTTAATATATTCTGGAGTAGGTATTTCTTGAGAAGGAATACCAGTATCTACACCTTGAGCATTTAAAGTATTTATAAATTGCTGTTCAAGGTTATCGTTAATTTGTTTGTTTAATTCTTCTAGCATTTTGTTATTAACATCATCGTTAACAACATATACTGTCATGTCTTTAGGTCTTTTACTAAATTCCCCTCTTAATAAATCTACTTTAGGTTTAATAATAGGATAGTTTTTAACATCAGCCCAATCTCCTTCAATTTCTTTACCAAAAGGAGCTGTTACTAATTTGTAGTCTTCAATATCTATATGTCCATTATAATAGTCATATAGTTTCTTTAACCACATTTTATAAGTGTTAGTAGAAAATGAAGATCTTTGGATATAAGCAAGCATAGTCTTCCTACCCCAGTCATAATCATCTTTTATTTTAGCAGCATAACTTATGTTCTGATTTGGTATATCAGAAATATATTGAACTTCACTCATTTTTAAATATTTTAGTTACAAATCTAATATAAGTTTTGATTATTAACAAATTTGAATCTATTAAAGAACTCATCATTGTATATATACTTGTCTTCTTGTTCAGGAGGTGGTTTTAAATTTAATTGTTGTTTATAAAGCATAGCTCCAAATAAACTAAGGACTCTATCAAAGTTTCCTTCATAATTAAATTTAAGAATTTCATCTAATAAAGGAATAGAATAAATTTTATGTAGATTTAATTCTACGTTTCCATTTATATCTTTTTCTCTTTCAGTAAGTAACCAATCTCTAAAATATAAAGCACATTGTCTTTTAAGTTCTTTATTAGACATTGAGTATCCGTATTTTCTATTTAACTTACCTTTTAATCCACCATCTTTATCAAATATATCTAGTTCTTCTTGAAGCCATCCTAATTGATGAGTTCTTCTAGCATATTCTATAACATTTCCTCTATCATTTTCAAATACTATTTTAGCATTGTAATGTTTAGCTAAATTAAACAGATTATAATTATATTCATCTTGTGATTTAGGTCTAGCTACATATTCAGCTACAATTAAATCGTAAGGTTTACTAAAATTATTAATTCTTTTAATTACATAACAAGCACCTAAAGATTGACCATTCTCATTATCAGTAGCATAAGGGTCATGACAAATAAAATATAAATCATGTGGAGTTTCATTTCCATTCTTATAAGGAGGTTGATAAACAATAATACATCCTTCTCCATCTACATCTTTTTTAACAGGAAAATTTAAAATAGGTTTAACATCAGTAGTAGGTTGCCATTCAAGTATATTAGAAGAATTAACAACTAATCTACCTGTTGTACCTAAAAATTGAAGTGATCTTTCTGATTTAATTCTATTAATTTGAGATTGTATTTCAGCTTTAGGAAAAATATTACTTGAAGATTTAATAAAAGCTTCAGATGGTTTTCTAGGATTTTCACTTAATACCTTATCAATAGTATTAGAATCTTTAGAAGTTCTTTTAACTCTTTCTACTTCAGCTTCAATAAAAGCTAATGCTTCTTTAGTTTTAGAATTACCATTATTATCTATAAAACCATCTTTTGAATAATAATCTGGTAAAAAATAACCTATTTTAGTTCCTGACATTCCTTCTTCCCAAGAATTATCAAAAGATCTAAAGTTGTAAGGCTCAGGATTATAAAACATATCTTCAAAATCTACAATACCACCACTAAAGTCACCTCCAGTTCCATAACAAAAGATTTGACCAGAAACACCTGTTCCAGCTTGTACAGTTGGAAGTGTAGCTAAATAAGTAGATTTTAAATTAGTAAAAGAACCTGCTTCTTCAAAAAGAATTACGTTAGCATCTTTACCCCTTGCTACGTCAGGATTGTTTTTAGAAGTTAAAGATAGTATTTTAGACCTATAACCAGAAATTACTCTTCGACCATCAGGTAATATTTCATTAAATCCTGATTCTAAATGACTTCTAGGTTTATCTACTATTCTAGATTTACCAAAATCTGTATGCTTTATTAAAAAATCAAGATAAGCAGCAGCCATTAACAATGTTTCTTCAGCATAACCTGATTGTTCAGCTATAATAAGTGAAGTAGAATTTCTAAAAAAGCTATAATTATAAGCAGTTTTAGCTGCATTTTTAAATGAGTATCCTCTACGTCTAGGTTTTAAAACTATAACGTGCTGACCTTCATTTTTAGCAGCTTCACATTCAGTAAAATAATACCAATCACTATCCCAGAAATCAGGAAATGTTAATAATTTAGTTTGTTTGACTCTATTTGACTTAGTTGTTTCACCAAATAAATCTCTTTTTAAAACTATTTGACAAAAATTAAGATAAAAATAATGTTCTCCAGTAATTTTTACTCCACCAACGGAATAACCATTTTTACAATAGTATTCTTGTTCATCCCAATAGTTATTATATTCTCTGCTGTTTTTTTCAGCACCAATATACTTACCGTTCTTTAAAAATTCAATTGCTGGTTTACGAAATTCATCCGTATTAATACCGTAAATTCCTATATCTAACATTATCTTTCTCTATTACTTACTTCTAGCTTTCCTTTTATTCTTGAAGCCTTTTCTTCTTTTTCTTTTTCTACTTTCTTTTGTAATCCTTCTAATTCTGTTAACATTAAAGGTACTCTTTTACCTACATCCATTAAACAATTAATATCATCAACAGTTATTTGAACACCAGTCTTAACAGCATTACCCATTTTAACATATTGTTGTTTATGAGTATTATTTTCTAAATTTTCTTCTAATTGTTCAATAATAGCTTTAATAATTTTATCAGTTTTGTGTAAAGTTTCTGTAAGTGTTACAATTAGCTTTAAAGCTGGAGTAATATTTAACTCTTTATACTTTTCAATAGCTAATTTAACTTCAGCATCTATTTTATAACTAGAATCTCCAAATACATCATTTAAAAGATTAAAATGTCTATCTCGTTCCGAAAAATTAGCATAAATAGAATCATTAGAAGCCATGTGATAAACATAGGCAAGTTCTTTTTTAGCCAATTCTTTCTTTCTTCCGTCAGTATCACCTCGAGTCTTTTTAATTCGTTTAATAACATTTTTAAATTCTTCTATTTCGTAACAATGTGGTTCTATTTCCACATTCATTTCTTTATCTACTGCTAATAATTTCATTCTTTTGTCAAATTATATTGATGAAGTAAGCCTCCTAGTGTATCTACTAATTGTTCATTTAACCATATCTTGTTTCCAGTATAATATAACAAACAATGAGCTAATTCATGGTAAAAAGTATGTTCAACAATAGATTGTTTATACTTTCTCCAACTTCTAACTGTTTTATATCTATCGGCTAATATTATTTTATTATCCCATTCTAAAAATCTACCTTGACATTCGTGATCATGGCAATATTGGTTATCTATTACTACTTCAATTTCATGTCCTAGTATTTTAAATTTAGATGGTATCATTTAAAACATCTTTTAATTCTTTAAGACTTAAATCTACAATTAAAGTTGAACCTCCATAAAAAGTAATTAAAGAATTTTCATCATTATTTTTTCTAGGTTCAATAGAAAGCATTTCTTCTTCTAATATTTTTTTATTAAAAGAAATATCTTTCCAAAATCTTTCTTTATCTCCTTGAAGATTAAGCTCATCTAACAAATCATTATAAGAAGTATCTTCATCTTCAAGTTCACATAATATTGGTAAGGTTACAAATTTCATACTATTGCTTTATTATTTTTAATTGATATTGCTTTATTATAAACATTAAGATTAATTCGATACCATTTGCCACAATTTTGACATTGACATCTTTTAAATTTTGTTCCTACAGCTGTTATAGCATACCCTCTAAATTGAATATGATCTGAACCACATTCAGGGCAATCTATTTTAGTTTCTCCTATAGCTACTCCAACATGAGTTTTATGTTTAGTATAATTTTTCATTGCTTGATGTACTTTTTCAGTTAAAAGAACATCTTTTTTACAATATTTAACCATTAGCTGCATAGATTTAGCGTCATTATCTAAAACTATTTTTCTCCAAAGATCATATTCAGTATGTATCTTATTTCCATATCCTAAGAAAGAAGACATATAATCTAATTTGTTAGAATTAAATCTAAAATATTGTTTAGCTAATTTATAGGTATCAACAGAAGAATATGTAGGCATCATTTCTATTTTATGATATAAACATCTAGTTCTTAACCATTTAACATCAAAGTTATCTGAGTTTTGACCTACTACTTCATCAGCTTCATTAAGAACTTTAAGAAATTTAATAAGTAATTGCTTATCATCTCCTTTTTTCCATTCTAAAGAATGTACTTCTTTTTCATGTTCCCATTTATAACATACACATATTATAGCTCTTTCTTTTATAATATTGTTATGAGGAATTTGTAGTTTATAACCTGGTTGCCAAAAGAATCCTATGTTAGGACTTACTTCAATATCAAAATATAACCTTTTAAATTGTACCATTAAATTCTTAGTCTTTTAGGTTTAGGTGTTTCAAAATCCTCATTTCTAAAATTAGTATGTTCATTGTAATAAACAGGATTAGTTACCTTGTCTAATTGTTCAATAGTTCTAAGAAGAATACTTTCAGCATGAGCTTTAATTGTTTTATAAATAGCTAATTCTTCATTATCCATTATATTACAAGTTTGAATAGTATTGTTACACATATCTATTAACGATATTTCTGTATCAATTTTAGGTAATCTCTTTACAAATGTTTCTTTGTCTATCATCTTTTAATTGTTTTAAATCTGTTATTTTTTTAGCTCTATATTTAGAAAATTCAAAAGTACCAAATCCTCTAAGTTTTATATTTCTTCTTTCTTCAATTTCTTTATTATTATAATCTAAACTCATTATGTAAGAAGTAAATTTAAATTGAGATTGCCAAATCTTTTTAATTTCACTTTGAGTTAAGTTATGTTTAATAGCTAATTGTTTAATTTCATTTTTTAAATCCATTTATCCTATTATATTATAATATAATTGAAAACTAGCTGGACTTGTAGTTCCAATATTATAAACTCTTACATATATAACCCCACTTGAATCTATAAAGTATCCAGCTATTATTAATCCAGTATTGGTAGGTGAACTTAAATACTTAATACTAAAATCTATTATAGCTGCTTGAGCTATAGTTGCATTGCCAAAATAACTATTAGTTATTGTATATGTTTGACCAGTATTTGAAGTTGGAACTGTACTAAATGTAATTAATCCACTAGAAGTAGAAGTAGTAGCAGAAGT